TGATCCTATTCTTAAAGATAGAATGGAATGGTTAGAAAAGGTAGCTACACAATCAGAAACAACCTATGATAAATTAAAATCAGTAGGCGTATTTAGTATGATTGAAGGTGCTATTCTTTACTCTAGTTTTGCTTTCCTTAAACATTTTAACAACAATGGCAAGAACAAGTTTCAAAACATCAATGCTGGAATTAATTTCTCGGCCATCGATGAGAACATTCATAGTCAAGCTGGTGCTTATTTGTTTAACACTCTATATCATGAAGCAATAGAAGCTGAAGAATACTTATCACATGAAAAGCTAGCTAATGAATTAGAGATTACTGCATGGATCTTGTTTGAACATGAGAAACAGATTATCAAGAAAATCTTTGACAAAGGAGATATTCCTGGTATTAATGCATTAATGCTTGAAAACTTCGTACAATCTAGATTAGATATATGCCTAGAGAGATTAGGTTATCCAGCTATCTTTGAACCTAAATATAATCCGATTGCTGATTGGTTTTATTTAGATATTGAATCAAGTACATTACATGACACTTTCATTGCGCAAGGCAATGATTATCGTAGGGATTGGGCAGAAGCCAAATTTACATGGACACCAAAAAATGTATAGAGAGTTAAGTTTAGAACGTAAACGATTACAAGCGGAGGGTAGATTACCACCTTGGATTATCACAAACAGTTGGCAATTATTGAAAGAAAAGTACGTATCAGAGAAGTATCCTGATTTGTTATCAATATACACACGAATAGCTAGACATGCAGCATCCTATACACCTGATCCAGTCACATGGGAAGAGAAGTTCTTTGATATCATGTGGAAAGGTTGGTTAATCCCTAGTACGCCTGTGATGGCAAATATGGGTACAGGTTTCGGATGCCCTGTCAGTTGTTCAGGTGGCTCAATAGAGGATCAAGTATATGACTTTTATGAAAAACAAAAAGAAGTTGCAGTACTTAGTCAACAAGGTTACGGAACGTCTAACTACCTTGGAAATATCCGTTCTAGGGGTAGCGCTATCAGTGGTGTTGCTGGCAGTGCTTCTGGTGTATTGCCTGTATTTAAAGGCTTTGTAAAGGTAGCACAAGATATCTCTCAGGGATCACAGAGACGTGGTGCATGGGCAGGTTACTTAGAAATTGACCATGCTGACTTTGATGAGCTTGTGACACATATAACAAAGCATCCTGATGATGCCAATGTAGGTTGGATTATCAATGATGCGTTTATTGAACGTCTTAACAACGGTGATGCAGATGCTATCAGACGTTACCAGCGTGCAATGAAGCTTAGGCTGCTTGGTAAAGGTTACTTCTTCTTTATCGATAAAGTAAATCGTGCTAATCCTCCAATGTATGTAGCTAAAGGGTTAGAAGTTAAAGCTTCAAACTTATGTACTGAAATAGCATTGTTCAGTGGTAAATATAAAGAAGAAGAATATACATTTGCATGTGTATTATCATCTATGAATGCATTATACTATGATGATTGGAGTAAGACAGATGCTGTATTCATTGCCACAGTGTTCTTAGATTGCGTTAACCAAGATCAAATTGAAATTGGCAAGAAACGTAAAGGTATGGAGCGTATTGTAAGGTTCTCTGAAAAATCTAGAGCATTAGGGTTAGGCATGCTAGGCTTCCACAGTTACTTACAAGAAAAGATGCTACCATTTGATTCATTTGAAGCTCACAATCTCAGTCAATCAATGTTCTATCACTTGTATGACAGAGCGCGAGATGCATCAAGATGGATGGCTCGTGAATGGGGTGAACCTGAATGGTGTCGCGGTCATGGAATGCGCAATACACATTTAATAGCTATTGCACCTAACTTATCATCGGCATTATTTGCAGGAGGTATGTCACAAGGTATTGAACCAATCTACAAGAATGCATTTGTACAAAACACCGCTGGTGGCAAAATGTTTAGATCTTCACCTAAGCTTAGAGAGATTATCAAGTCTCACGGTGAAGATGTAACAGCTGCAATGAAGCGTATTGTAGACGATAATGGTTCAGTTCAGAATGAAGATTATCTAACTGATGAAGAAAAGGCTGTGTTTAAAACAGCATTTGAAATTTCACCTGAAGCAATTATTAGACTTGCATCTGCTCGTCAAAGATATATTGATCAGGCTCAATCTATTAACCTTTTCTTTAGTGCCGATGAGAGTGAAGCTTATATCTCACAGATTCATCAAATGGCATTTCAGGATGAGGGTATTAAGTCATTATATTATATCAGGACTACTAATGGAATCAAATCAAACGCAGCAGGAGAATGTATCGCTTGTCACGCTTAGCCCAAGTCATTTTGTGCTAAGGGGTAATAGCAGAGACCGCAGAAAACAATTACGGGCGTTGTATCGTAAGTATAAATATGTTCAAGCATATCAGTGGGGGACTACTGGTTATCGTATTAATGAATATTTAGCGTGGAATTAGTAATGACAATTGGACCAAGCAGACAAACAGATTATCCTAGAATTTTTAAAGATACAAAGTGGGATCGTAATTCGCGAAGTGATGATTTCTTTCTTTGTAACAACATGAATAAATTTGCAAAAGAATTTGATTTGCAAAAACATATGCCTTTAACTGGGCGCCAAGCTGCTATATTACATCAAAAATGGGAATATTATGCAGATCATTTAGATAGATTTAGATGTAAAGATGGCCGTATTGTTGTAATTACAAGTCCCTACCCAGGCCGTAGACCTGAACTAAAATCACATGGCCGAACAAGTAATATTCCGGGTCTTGATAGATATATTGACTTGTATTATGAAAAAGCTGAAACATATATTATGGTGTTTGACAATGCTGGCATGTTTAGAAACTATTTAAAATAATCTTACTGGGGAACTTCGGTTCCCCTTTTAATCGGAGAAAATTATGTATAAACAATTAGCTGAACTGGCGTGGGATATTATTAAACTCTTATTGAGGATTAAGAAATGACAAGTGATGACGTATACGATTTATTACAAGCAATAGCGCAACAGCCGTCTAAAAATGAAAAGATTATAATGTTAGCATATGGTCTTGAAGATGAGATGTTTGAAGATATTATATGGCATGCATATGACCCATTCATCATGTATGGTATTAGAAATGTAGAAGAGCCTTTCAAAAATGGTCGGGATATGTTTAATGATTCTACATTTACTTTGTTAGATAACTTAGCTAAGAGGAGGTTAACAGGTAATCATGCAAAGGCAAACATTAACGCTCACTTGCAAACACTAACATCTAAATCTCAAGTTTTATTCTGTCAAATTCTTAATAAAAGTTTAGATGCTGGCTTTGATGTGAAATCTATTAACAAGGCAAAGCAATCTGAATTCATACCTATTAAGAAATATATGCGGTTTAGTCTTCCTAAGAATGTTAAGATGGATAAGTTTCCATTTCCTGCATTCTCCCAAGAAAAGGCTAATGGCTTGTTTGTAAACATCACTAAGAGTGCTGGTGATATTTCAATGTTATCACGTAATTACCAGCCAATGAATGTCTATGAGTACTATGATCTGATATTTGAATTAAGTCCTCATATGAAAGATGGATATCAGTATCATGGTGAATTATTAATAGAAGTGAACGGGGAGATCCTAGAGCGTAAGACTAGTAATGGTATTATACGTAGAGTTAATTTGGGCGGCAGCTTTAAGCCAGAAGAAAAACCTGTATTCATGGTTTGGGATCGAGTAAAGTTGTCGGGTATTGCTAACGGGGCAGATGATGAGCCTTATTATTCTAGATTAAATAACTTACACTTTGATTTACTACATCTATCTGATGTTAATCTAGGCATTGCATGTAAATGGACACGAATAATTGATACACGGACTGTTAATAATCTTCAAGAAGCAGAAACGCATTTCATAGAGCTTGTTAAACAAGGTAAAGAAGGCAGTATGCTTAAGAAACAAGATATGCTATGGAGAGATGGCACTACAACTAGTGGTGTTAAGTTTAAGAAAGAGTTTGAGTGTGAGTTAAGAGTAATTGATTTTATACCGGGCACTGGTGCTAATAAAGAAACATTCGGTTCATTACTGTGTGTAACAGAAGATGGTGACTTAAGTGTTGGTGTAGGTAACTTAACAGATGCATTGACACAAGAGATTTGGAACAATAGAGGAGATTGGTTATATGCAATTATAGGTGTAACGTATTCAGAAGTAATTTGTGATGAAAAAGGTAACTATTCATTATTTGAGCCTAAGTTCATTGAGAGACGCTATGATAAAGATGAAGCAGATACTCTAG